GTTTGCTGGCTGCAGCAAGTAGTGCTTCTTTCGCTGATCCGTAGCACACGAATTTATGGGAGGCTTGGAAGCCTCCTGTTTCGTATCGCTGCTGAAGGATACCGTATACGCTAGGGTTTCCAGTGGTTGTCTTGCTCTGGCTTGCGTAAGCAATCCTGCCAGTGAGGACTGTTGCGGTTGGATTCGACATTAGTTACTCTTTTCTTTGAGGTTTACCTAGCGTTTGCTAGGTGATGCAATAAACACGCGCGTCCGCGCGGTGTCATTCGGGCGCAGCCCGAACTAGAGCCCTTTAGGGCTTGACTCCGCTAGTCGGAGGGGCGTGAGCATGAAATCACCAGCAAACTCAGGTGAATTTCTAAGATTAGAGTAACTTAAGTCGCTTCCAACAAGACTTTAGTCCTCACGTTTACAGGCAGGTTGCTGCGCAACCAGTGCTAGAAACTACTAGGAGTTCCTAGGGTTACGTGTAACTTCGCAGGGATCCGTAACAAGGTCTAGGCTTCCAGCCTATCCCATCAATTCTATGTGATGCGTGATCCGCTGAAAGAACCTACCTTGCGCAGACCATACTGCAGACCGCAGGGATGGGGACTAGTGGGCACACTGCTTCCCGCGGAGAGGTTCAGACTGCAACACCTTGGAACCCGTACAGTCCGTGTGTCCTACTCAGGACCCGATACTGGAACGGGGCGGACGGCTGTAGGTATTCGTGTAGAACAGTAGGTGGGTTCATCGCCCATAATCCACAGGAGCGTAGAAGTATAGATGAACCTGCTGATGATAGGATAGAACACACATGGCAAAGCATAAATGATAAACACAATTCATATCACCCCCCGAATGGATGCGAAGCAGACAGTCAGGGTTATATAATTGATTATCATTTATATTACAGTACCATGGGGTCAGATTCACCCCCGTAGGGGGTAGGTATCACACAAATAATATACACCCCTGGTGTATTATTTGATGTGCATACCCCGTAGTCAATGCAACTTTGTTGCAACTTGACCTACGGTGTTTAATGGGTACAGACTCTAGGTACGTAGACTGTACCTTATATTTTTTTATAGTATTTGCCCCTACAAATAAAGGATTTATTAACTTCCCAAAAGTTTTTTTATTACTATGCGTTACAGGTGTCTTGTAACGGGGTTAATATAAGTGTAGGGTTTTTTAATGCGACTAGATCTTATGGTCGCAACATAAACGCATCTCTCTTCGGAGATGCTTTATATTATATAATATAAGTAGTTTTATTTCCCGCGCATATTTATGTTTTATTTAATTGAGATAGGAATGTTCCGTGGGAGCAAAATCTGGTGGTGAGCACCATAACGTAGTTCGGCTACGGCAGGATCAGGATAAGTTCTTGTCCTTGATTCGGCAGGGTGTGGATCCAGACTCCGCCTTCGCTACGATTGGCAAGCGCAAGGAAACCCTCAAGAAGTGGTTGACAGATCCCAAGTTTGCATCTAAGATGGAAGAAGCCCGCTCGTTCGGGGCAGAGTCCCTAGAGGCTTCCATGGCAGATGGTAAGTTCAATATTGACTTTGCCACCTTTTCGCAGGAGTTCCTGCACTTTAAAGTATTCCCCCACCATCAGGCTTGGATTGATGTTCTGGAGGGTCGTGCCCCTTCATGGCTTCACGAGAGCATGATATTTGACGAGGGCGATCCCCAACGTCTATTGGTGAACGTACCCCCAGAACACGCCAAGTCAACAGTCTTAACGGTGAACTATGCTACCTACCGAATCGCTATGGATCCGAACATCCGAATCGCGATTGTGTCTCAGACGCAGACCCGCGCCAAAGAGTTCCTTTATGCTATTAAGCAAAGGCTCACTGATCAGCAGTTTGCCAAGATGCATCAGGTCTACGGACCCACAGGTGGGTGGCAACAGACTGCGGACCAGTGGACACAGGATAGAATCTATCTAGAGCGATCCTCTGGAGACCCAAACCCTACGGTTCAGGCTCTAGGTGTAGGTCAGCAGATCTATGGTGCTCGCGCCGATCTAATTATTCTTGACGACATCGTGACGACAACGAACGCCCACGAATGGGAAAAGCAACTCAACTGGTTGCAGAAGATGGTCATTACACGTCTCGGCAAGAACGGTAAGTTAATTATCGCTGGAACTCGCGTTTCTTCGGTAGATCTATATAAAGAACTACGCAACCCAGATAACTGGGCTGGTGGCAAATCTCCCTTTACCTATCTGGCTATGCCAGCCGTACTTGAATTTGCGGACAATCCAAAAGACTGGGTTACCCTATGGGGTAAATCTGATCGTCCGTGGATTGGTGACGAGGATGAAGAGCCAGATAAAGATGGCTTGTTTCCTAAGTGGGATGGTCCTGCCCTACATCGCAGACGCTCTGAGGTTATGTCGTCTACGTGGGCACTTGTTTACATGCAACAGGATGTAGAAGAGGATGCTGTATTTCCTCCTGCCCTAATTAACTCTGCTATTAACCGTATGCGTAAACCAGGTAACATACATTATGGTGCCCCAGGTCATCCCAAGGATGGTCAGTGGGTTCTTATTATGGGACTTGACCCTGCTATGGCTGGTAAGACTGCAGCAATTATGTACGCAGTAGAGCGTAATACTGGTGAACGTATGGTACTAGACGTGTTTAACATGTCAGATGTTACCCCACAGAAAATTCGCGCCTTGATCGAAGACTGGGTGCACCGATACAAACCGATGGAACTCCGTGTTGAGATTAACGCATTTCAGAAAGCCTTTGCACTTGATGAAGAACTTAGGCAGTGGCTTGCAAGTCGTGGCGTTCAATTCCGTGAACACTTTACTGGCAAAAATAAGTGGGACACAAACTTTGGAGTCGCGGGAATGGCTTCACTATTTGGATCATTACGAGACGGAAAGCCTGTTGGAGACAACCTCCTTACACTCCCAGATCAAATAAATGAACACGTTAAGGCTCTAGTTAATCAGTTAATTACTTGGAAGGCTGATACTAGAGGACCTACCGACTGTGTTATGGCACTATGGTTCTGCGAGATCAGAGCAAAAGAACTAATCATGCAAGGCTCTAACTTAGTTAGACATCAAAACAATAGGTTTGCAACTAGAAGGAACATGGCAATGCGTGGCGTTGTTAACCTTGACGAACTCGCTGCAGAACAAAGCATAATTTACATTTAGGAAAATTAAATGGCACTCTCGATTGAACAAGTTGCGGATAAGGTAGCATCGTTAGAACAACGATTCCTAGCCCGCGATCAACGTATGGCAGATATTACAGCCGTACGCCGTGGTGACATGGTATCAGTTTATCCTGACATGTTCCCAGAAGGCATGAGCAAGCCTATGATTGCCAACTTTGTTGATGTTGCTGCTCGCGACATTGCCGAAGTACTTGCTCCACTACCTTCAGTAAACTGTGCTACTGCAAACTCAAACTCAGATCGGGCTAAGAAGCAAGCCGATAAGCGTACAATGATTGCTAATCACTATCTTGAGTTTTCTTCTTTGCAGACTCAGATGTACACTGGTGCAGATTGGTTCTTAACGTATGGGTTCCTACCATTTGTAGTTGAACCAGACTTTGATGCAGAGTTACCTAGAATTCGTATTGAGAATCCACTAGGATCTTACCCAGAATTTGATCGTTATGGTCGCTGTGTGTCGTTTACAAAGCGTTACTTAAAAACCTTACGTGAGTTAATTAATGAGTTTCCAGAACATCAAGCCCGTATCGCTGGTCGCGATATAGATGATGTTAATCTTGATACTTTAATTGATCTTATTCGTTATGAAGATAAAGATCAAATTGTTCTTTACCTTCCTAAGAGACACAACCTAGTTCTTCAAAAGGCTAAGAATCCAGTTGGCAAGTTATCTGTTAAGGTTGCTCGCCGTCCTGGAATTGACATTGACGATCCACGTGGTCAGTTTGATGATGTTCTTTGGGCACAAATTGCTCGTGCTCGCTTTAGCCTACTGGCTATGGAAGCAGCAGAAAAATCTGTACAGGCTCCACTTGCAATTCCAATGGATGTTCAAGAACTTTCGTTTGGTCCAGATGCAGTACTTCGTTCACAGAACCCACAGTCTATTCGCCGTGTTGGTCTGGAACTTCCTATGGCTGCATTCCAGGAACAACAAATTCTTGAGCAAGAAATGCGTATGGGTTCTCGTTACCCTGAAGGAAGATCAGGTCAAATTGATGCGTCTATTATTACAGGTTCTGGAGTTCAAGCACTTCTTGGTGGCTTTGATACGCAGATAAAGGCAGGGCAACAAGTCCTTGCAGAAATACTTGAAGATGTAATTTCAGCATGTTTTGAAATGGAAGAGATGCTCTTCCCAGAGCAGAAGACAATGAGTGGTGTGTACCAAGGTGCACAGTACGAATTAACTTACAGTCCTACAAAAGATATTAATGGAGACTATAGCGTTCAAGTTCGCTATGGTCTTATGGCTGGACTTGATCCATCACGTGCATTAATCTTTAGCCTTCAGGCTCTTCAGGCAAAACTTATTTCTCGTGACTTTGTAATGCGTGAACTACCTTGGTCCATGAACGTTGCAGTAGAACAAGAACGTATTGACATTGAGTCAATGCGTGATTCTCTTACTGGATCACTAAATGCTCTTGCCCAAGCAATTCCACAAATGGCTGCTACTGGTGCAGATCCATCAGATATTATTCTTAAAATAGGCAAACTCATAGATTTGCGTAGGAACGGGACAGCAGTTGAAGATGCTGTTATGGAGATCTTCCAGAAGGAAGAAGTTGAAACTCCTGAGCCACCTGCGCAACCTGAGGGTGCTCCTGTAGCAGAGCCACCTGTAGAAGCGCAAGGGCAACCTAGTGCTCCAGGTACAGCCCCTGCGGGAGCACCTCAACCTCCTAGTGTAGAAGCAATACTTGCCCAAATGGGTGGAATGGGATAGTTATGACAACAATCGTTGCTGTTAGAAACAGTAAGGGTTTTGTCTTTGCGTCAGACTCTCAGGTTACCGATACTGAACGACCATACATGCATCCAAGTATGAAGAAGGTAGTTGCTGCTGGAGAGTATGTTATTGCTGGAGCAGGTAATGCTCGTTGCTGTGACGTAATTATGTTTGGGTGGGAACCACCCGTATACGATGGAACTGAACCATACACATTCATGGTGTATAAATTTATCCCAGAGATGCGCAAGCAACATGAAGATAGTGGTATTACACTTAAAGAAGATGAAGACTTTTCTTTTTTAATTGGATTTAAAAATAGAATATTTTATGTAGCATCAAACTACACAGTTCTTGAAAGTAATACAGGGCTATATGCAATGGGTACTGGGGGTAATTATGCTCTTGGTGCAATTGCGCAAGGCGCAACATTAAGAGAAGCAATTAACATTGCTAAAAAGTTTGACGTTAATACTGGTGGAAGAATTCAAATAATAGATAGGGGTTACTATGGCTAACGGACATGGTGGTCCACGTACCCCTAAAGATCCAAAAGCATTTTCAGGACAAGGTGCGCAATCTGAGCGTACTGATGGAGGACCAAGCATGAAGCCACAACCAATTCGACCAATGGCTGGCAATGGTGTTTATGGTGAACGCAAGGCTATGAATGAAATGCAAGCAGGTGCTCAAATGGCTGGAGATCCAATTCCAGCAGGACCACCAGTAACTGGACTCTTTGCAGAAACAACTATGCCCGATCAAGCGGTTACTGCAGGTAATCCACTAGGTGCAGGTGCAGGACCTGAAGCATTAAATCTTCCAAACACAACTCCAAGTTTAACTACTACTCTTCGACGTATTGCTCAGAATGATCCAACTGGTGAAGCAGAGTATGCACTAATGATGTTAAGTCAGCGAGGCATTTCCTAGTGGCTGTATTCGATCCGAAGTCTCTGGCTTCTGGTGTTTACAATCCTGTAGCAGCACCGAATCAGAATCTTAAACCAAGTACTTCAGTAGCGATGGCTTCGCCAGGTATCTATGCTGCCTCTATGAAGACTGGCTTAACAAGTGACGAGTCAACCATGATTGAAGGTTGGGCTGTAATTCACAATAAGCACAAAGAACTAATGAGTATGGGTAATGCTCAAGCAGATGCTGCTTATCAAAAACTTGATGAAAATACTCGTGGACTTCTTGACGCTTACTATGGTATAAACTATGCACGTAGACCAGAGGGTGGAATTTTTTCTACCGCTATGGGAAATAAAATTCTTGGTGGTCAGGGTAACGATGGATACTCTGTTGGAGATCTTGCTAAGAGTCCATTCCGTGCAGTACTTGCTGCAGGTGAAGGCTATGGTCGTGGAGTAAATGCACCTGGTCGTCAAATTCAATTAGCGGCTACTGGTCAAGAAGTTAAAATTAATGAATCTTTTAGCAATGAAGCAATTTTTAATCCTGAGTATACTCAGCCATTAATTGAAAAGTACGGTCCACAAAAATCTTTTGTTGCTACTAGTCTATTAAAGGGTATGACCCCTGGTGAGATTATTGAAGCATGGGGTCCTAACGATGCTGACATGCTTATGGCAGTTGGAGAAATCTTTGACGATGCTCCAGAGTTTCACTCTATGCTTAACGAGTTTGAACAGGCACAACTAAGCCCTGGTCGCACAATGGCTCATAAACAATTTCAGGATCTTAACATTAAGCCTGAAGACCATCCATGGTTGTGGAAAACATTTAGTGGTAGCGGAGACTTAGCGTATCAATTATTAATTGATCCAATGACTTACGCAACCTTTGGTCTAGGACCATTGGCTAGAATGGGAATTACAAAGTCTGGTAAAACTGCTCAGTTGCTTAAGGGTACACGTAGCGTAACAGAACACTTTGCTGATCCAAAAGTAAAAGAGTTTTGGACAGGATTTTCAAGTCAACTTTCAGAGTATGGCGATGCAGTAAAAGCCAAGGATACATCCAAGGCTGCAGAACTACGCATGAATATAAAGAACCAGTATCCTGAATATGCCAATGATGGAATTATTGAATTGTTTACAAAAGGTAAAGTTGATCCTTTAACAAATCAAACTGTTGGTCCTATTCGAGATATTGAATCTGCTCAAGCATTCTTTGAAGCAGCAAATATGACATCCCTTCTTGCACGTGGTCGTGTTAGTGGTATTAAGTTCCAGCGCGAAGGCGTAGCCATGATGCAACGTGGTCGCAATATTAAAACTGGTATCCGCCTAAAGACTCGTGAAGTGTTGAAGGGTAGAGATAGTTTTGATAACTTAGATACTAATACTCTTGACGACTTGGCTAATGAGTTAGCAGAAGCAGGTGCAAGAGTTGATGGTACTTATGACTTTGCAAATATAAATAAAATTGTTGATGATAACCGTAAAAAGGGAATCAATGGTTGGCTAGATAGAATGTCTGCTCGTCACCCAGGTAACAAAGAAATTTATACTACCGATGAAAGATATCTTGATACTTTAGATCTTGTACGCGAACAAGCGTTCGTTGCAATTGGTGACAAGCGTATGGCTGAAACAATTGCAATTAAGTTTTCTAACTCTACTCAAGCAGAGCGCATTGCGCTACGTAAAGCACTTGATGAATTAACCATGCGTAAAGTTGGT